GAAGGGCGTAAAGTACGATCATTTAGAAATGATGTACCCAAATGGTACATTAGATCCTAAAGTTATGAACTATATGGGGTCAGACAAGACAACAACTGTACTTGAAGTTGTATGTCGTGACTATTCTGCAAAAAATCAGGAAGCATATCTAAGTTATGCATTCTGTATGACCACAAATACTGTGTTAAACTACAAACAAATGGTAGGTAATGGGTCAAATCCATTCATTTGTTTCCGTTGGTCTAAGTGTGCTGGTGAAGTTTATGGTCGTGGCCCATTAATTAACGCCTTATCTGCTATAAAAACTACAAATCTTACCATTGAAATGATACTTGAGAATGCACAGATGGCTATCTCTGGCGTATACCAAATGGAAGATGATGGCGTAATAAATCCAGACACAATACAATTAGTCCCAGGATCTATTATACCAAAAGCTATGGGATCTAGCGGATTGCAGCCTATAAACTCAGCAGGTAGCTTTGATGTAGCTCAGTTAGTGCTAGGTGATATGCGCCAAAACATTAAACGTGCGCTATATAACGACATGTTAGGTAACCCAGACAAAACACCAGCGTCAGCGACAGAAGTAGCAGAGCGCATGGCAGACCTTTCTAGGCGTATGGGCGCAGCCTTTGGTAGATTACAAGCTGAATTAGTACAACCAGTGCTACAGCGCGTTATTTACATCCTTAAAAAGCAAGGCCGCATAGATGTACCCACTGTAAATGGACGTGAAGTTAAGATACGTTCTGTATCTCCACTAGCACAGGCGCAATCTAACCAAGATATTTCTAGTGTTGGTCGCTTCTTGGAGATGGTTGCTGGTACATTTGGGCCAGAGATGTTGCAGCTACTAATTGATGGTGAGCAAACAGCTATACATTTGGCTAAAAAGTTTGGCGTTCCTGAAAGCTTGATTCGCGATGAAGAACAGCGTAAACAAATAGCTGCATTAGCGCAACAAATGGCGCAACAACAAGCGCAACAACAACAGGGTGAGATGGTTGAGCAACAAGGTTAATATTGGAGTTGATGGTTATCAAAGAGCTACGAGTCAAGATCTACAGATAAGCCAGAATATTGCTGAAATATTTAGTACCCCTGCTGGTGAGGCTGTCTTAAAGTATATGCGCTCCATTACTATTGAAATGGTACATGGGCCTAATGTGACTACAGAAGAACTACGCCACCATGAGGGTCAGCGTTATATCGTTGGCCTACTAGAGAGGCGTATATCACATGCACATAGGAGTAAAAACAAATGAATGACATCCCAACAGAGTCAGAACAGTCAACACATGGGGAAGCTGCGGAGCGTGACTTTGTAGTTGCAGAAGATGCAGCCCCTGCTAGGCCAGAATGGTTGCCAGAAAAGTACAATAGTGGCGAAGATTTAGCCAAGGCATACAAGGAACTTGAGTCTAAGCTAGGCACAAAGGAAGAAGACCTGCGTGCTAAGTTTAAAGAAGAGTATGATTCTACAAGAAACGCTAATCGACCAGCGTCTGCTGGAGAGTATGCACTACCAGACTTTGTTGATGATGAAGAAGCTGTAGATAATGAGCTACTTAAATGGTGGGCTGAAGAATCTTTTGATAGTGGATTTGGTCAAGATAAATTTGAAAAAGGTATTGAGATGTATCTTCAAGCTATGGATCAGTCTGCTCCTGATCTTGACGCTGAAGCTGCAAAACTGGGGGAAAACTCTGATCAGCGAATAGAAGCGGCATCTATGTTTGCTACTAAGTTTTTCCCCAAAGAATCTATGCCAGCTATTGAGCGTATGTTTGAAACGCATGAAGGCATTATAGCTATGGAGGCTATACAAGAAGCCATGAAAGATGGTTCTTTCACTGGAGATGCAACACCTGCAGCTGGTTTAAGTGAAGACAGTCTAAAGGAAATGATGCAAGATCCAAGGTATTGGAGCAAGAATGACCCTGCATTTGTTCGGCAAGTAGAGGCTGGCTTTAAGAAACTTTATGGAAGCTAAGATAATAAAGCGTGGTAATTTTTACCTAACACCCTTTACTAAAGATCATGTTGAGGAAGTTATTGCTAACTTAGCACCAGAAAATGTCAGGGAGATAAATCTCCTTGGCTATCAAAACGTCAGAGAATGCATTGAAGAGATGATGCAATACTCTGATTGTTACTTAGTGCGCAAAGAAGGTGAAGTATTTACTGCAGTATCTGGTCTTTGGTATGAAGATGGGAGAGAAACACCGCAGTTTTTTGCAATGTTTTCTAAAAATATTAAGAAAAACTTCACATCTATAGCGCGTGGATCGCGTATGTTAGTCACATTTTTTGATAGAACACAGGACGAAATGTCTATGCGTATATTGAGCGATCATCAGTTTATGTTAGACTGGGCGGCATGGCTAGGCTTTGAGGCAATAGGTGTAACTCAGTTTAATTCTAACCACTATGTTGATTTTGTGCGTTGCATTTCACCACAAAAAAGTGCTTATAGTGAAACATCACGGCCCGTGATGCACTGAAAGGCCCATTTGGATACCCTTGTCGATGTGAAGGAACGGATACCCGAGTAACCGAAACTTTATATTTAGGAAAAGAAAATGGCTAATACTATCGACCAAGCTTTTATTAAGCAGTTCGAAACTGAAGTCCATATGGCTTATCAGCGTATGGGTTCTAAGCTTCGCAACACAGTACGTTCAACAAATGTATCTGCATCAGTGGCAAGATTCCAGAAAATCGGAACAGGCACAGCGTCAACCAAAGCGCGTAACGGAGATGTTACAGCAATGGAACTAGCGCACACTAACGTAGAAGTCACAATGGCTGACTACTACGCAGCGGAATATATTGATAAGTTGGACGAATTAAAGATCAACATCAATGAGCGTCAAGTTGTAGCTCAATCTGCTGCTGCGGCACTAGGCCGTAAAACAGATGAGTTAATTACAGCAGCTATGGATGCTGGTGCAAACTCAACGCAAATCGCTGACACAGCCGGCGCACTTGTAAAAGGTGACTTGCTAACATTGTTTGAAACAATGGGTACAGCAGACATTCCAGAAGACGGACAGCGTTATATTGCTATGTCTCCAGCTGGATACACAGACTTGTTTAACATTAATGAGTTTGCATCAAGTGACTATGTTGGGCCACAAAGCCTACCATTTGCTGGTGGTATGACAATGAAAGAGTTCTTAGGATTTAAGATCTTCTCAACGTCTGCTGTAGCTGGCGGTAAGAACTTTGCTTACCATACATCATCAGTTGGTATCGGTATTAACTCTGATGTTTCTACAGAGCTTAACTATGTACCGCAAAAGGTTGCACACCTAGCGACATCAATGATGTCAATGGGTTCAGTAGTAATCGACAACAATGGCGTTTACGAAGTTCTTGACAACAACTAATAGTTTAGGGGGCTTCGGCCCCCTTTAACTCCAATATATAGGTTGAAGAAATGCCAGCAAATACACCAATAAAAGTATGTTCACGCGCTTCCGTCCTTATGGGCGGTTCTCCTATTTCATCGTTTGATGAAGGTACAGCGGAAGCTGATGTAGTTGATGCAATGTACGAGGACATAGCAAGAGCCGCGTTGACTAGTACACGCTGGCGATTTGCAACTAACCAACAAGTATTAAACAGATTAGCTGCTGCACCTACAAGCAGATTTGATGCTGCATACCAAATGCCATCAGATCTTCTTATGCTTAGTGCGGTTACAGTTAACGATGATCCAATTATATATGACACATATGGCGACAAAATATACTGCGATACAACCACAGAAGAAGTTGTTGTTGCAGATTACATATACCGCGCTACTGAAGCAACATGGCCTTCTTACTTTACGCTTGCTGTCGAGTTCCAAGTGGCTGCAATGCTGTCAATATCTATAGCTAGGGATGCTTCTTTAGGTAGTATGATGGATCAACAAGCTGAAAGACAGATGATAAAAGCTAGACGTCTTGACTCGCAACAGCAAACAACACGCAAGTTAATGACATCAAGGTTTATAGCACAAAGGCGTAGCTAATGCAGAAGGTAAGAATCCCACAGAATAGCTTTCAGTACGGAGAAATAAGTGACAATACTGTAATGAGGACTGATAGTCCTATCTATGCTGCGTCTGCACAAAGCCTAGAAAACATGATTGTATTGCCAGAAGGTGCTGTAAAGAAGAGGCATGGTGCTAAGTTTCACTACAAAAATACACAAACAAATAAAGAATTATATCTAGCTCCGTTTATATTTGACGATAACGAAGAGTATATAATAGGTATTGGTGAAGCATACATACTATGCTGGAGGATTACTGCTAATAATAATTTAAGTTTAGTGTCTACAATTACACAAGACACACAAAGTAATGTGCTGCCGTTTGATAAAGATTACCTGCATCAATACAACACTGCGCAATATGGTGACGTTATGTTTATATGTCATCCATTGTTTGCGCCGCGTATACTCACAAGAACAGGCCTTACAGCATTTGAGGTAAGTGTATATAGCTTTGATGAAAGTTATGATGGTAAAGACACGTTTCAACCATATAGTGTTTTTCACAGTGCTAACCAAACATTAACATCAAGCGCATATACTGAAGGAAGCAGCAGAACATTAACTATTAGCTCTCCTTATTTTGACACAACAGGCAAGCATAACAATGTTGTTTTAAGATATGGTGGTAGTGAAATAAGAATAGACTCAGTAACATCATCAACAGTTGCTACTGGAACTGTTATAAAAGAATTATCTACTAGACTTACTGTTAATAATCCATTGCGTACTAGAGATGGTACAGCTGTTATTGAAGTTACACATATAAAACATGGCTTAATAGCTGGTGGATCAATTCTTGTAGCAGATGCAGTGGCTGTTGGCGGTATAAATGCAAGCAGTATAAATGGAACTCAAACTATTGTAGATATATTAGATGAAAATACATATACTTTTACAGCAAGTGCTACAGCAAATGAATCAGAAGATGGTGGTGGTTTTGTTAAAATAAGTTCTAATGGAGCTACTACTGTATGGGATGAACAATCTTTCTCTGCATTACGTGGGTATCCAGCAGCAGTTACATTCCATGAAAACAGACTATGTTTTGCCGGCACAATAGCAGAGCCAGATACAATATTTATGAGTCAACTAGGTGAGTTCTTTAACTACAATGTTGGCGATGGTGACGACACTGATGCTATTAATTTAGTAGCAGCTACAGGTGACGTAAATGAAATAAGATACATGAGGTCAAATCGTGATCTACAGATTTTTACGCTGTCAGATGAATTGTATGTACCAACATATCTTAACCAAGCTATTACACCTACAAATGCACAGATAAGAAAACAAACACCATTTGGTACTGAGTTTGTATTGCCTACCTCTATTGATGGTGCAACTATATTTGTTGAGCGTGGTGGCAGAGCAGTACGCGAATACATATACTCTGATGCAGAAGACGCTTACATATCTACAGGTGTATCTACAGTTGCAAGTCATACAATAGTTGACCCAGTTGACATAGCAGTAGTGCATTCTGGATTTAAGACACAAGAATCTTACGCAGCTTTAGTTATGGGCAATGGTGACATGGCGTTGTTTAGTTCTAACAGAGCAGAGAAACGTGCAGCTTGGACAAAAGTTACAACACAAGGCGATTTCTTAGCTACTGCATCTGTAGGTGAAAGGTTATTTTATTACGCAAAAGATATAAATGATAACTATGTACTGTCAGAATTTGTAGATGACATAGGTTTAGATAACTATTTATACATTGCATATGGTACTGGTACAGTAGATGTAAGCAGCTTGTACTCTAGTGGTACAGTAGATGTTATTGGCTACGATGGTACTGATAAAGTTTACTTAGGTGAATTTACTGTAAGTGGTGGTAATATTACTATGACAGCGCACAGTGGCTATACACATTTTTATATAGGTAAAAAGTTTACATCTAAAGTAATTACAAATGCTGTAGATACTGTAGTCTCTAATGGGCCAGTTACAGGCGATGTACGTGGCATAAGTACAGTTGTACTTAATATGAAAGATTCTACATCTGTTAAAGTAAATAATAGGGTTATTAATAATATTACTGGATTTACTGGTAACAAAGAGGTTAGGCTTTTGGGATATAGTAGAAACCCACAAGTTACTATCGAGCAAGTTGATCCCATGCCATTACAAATTAATGGCTTAATATCGGAGTTGATTACATAATGTGGCAATTAATTGGTGCTGGCATATCAGCAATGGCTTCAATACAAGCAGGTAAAGCTAAAGAAGATGCAGCTAGAATGGATGCATTTAACACTGAGACTGAACGTGAACAAGGTGAGGTCTTAGCATTACAGCAAGCGGCATCGCGCCGGTATGAATACGATTTAGCAACAGAAGCTAACGTAGCTATGTTTTATGCTTCTGGTAGAGATGTAGGATCAGACAGATCTGTTGAAGCATTCTTAGCAAAACAAAAAGAAATAGCGTCAACTGATTTAAGTAGAATGGATTTTCAGCGACAAGCTCAATCAAGTGCTAGAACAAGAGAAGCAATGGCTTTGCGCCGTAGTGGTGCAAATGCTAGGCGTGCATCATTATTTCAAGCTGCTGGCACTATGGCACGCGGCATACAAGATTATTCAAAAACTACCGTACCAACATAGGAATACAATATGGCTGTTATAAGACAACAAACACAGGTTTTTAATAAGCCAGTTGGTGTTCGCAGAATTAATACAGGTGAAGCTGAATTATGGGAAACTATAAGAGCAGAAGCTAATGAATTTACACGCAGAGCATATAATGATGCAGCACAAAATGCACAAAAAGTAGGTGCAGAAATTGCAGAGGGTGTAGAACTTGAAGGTATAACTACATTAAATCCTATTACTGGTAAGCCAGAAGCTTTTGAGGCTCCAGAAGGTATGGGTAAGTTTGCAATAGATGCATACCAAAAAGTAATAAACGCTAGGTACGAAGATTCTATATCTACTGAAATGGATATTAAAGCTAGAGAGCTTGGCGTAAAATATGAATACGACCCTAAAGGTTATGAAACTGCTATGTCTCAGTATATCTCAGCTATGGCTGAAAATGCTGAAGGTCAATACAAACAATATATAACAACAACTGGTTCTAAAAAATTAGCATATGAAAAATTAAACGTACAAGATAGAACACGTAAGCATCATAGATTGCTAGAAACAGAATATATAATAAAAAAATTAGAAGATAATAAAAATCGCGCTTACAATGAAGCATTAAATGGAAACTATGAAACAGCTGTAAATCTTGTATTCAGTGAAGTTACAAGGGCAAATAATGGAATAGACGCTAAATTATTACCAGCTAGCTCTGCGCGTGAACATCATGCAGTAATGAATATTGCTGTAGGTAAAGGCCTAGTTGAGCGTGCAATGAATTATTCTACTGATTCAGATCAACGTAATATTATGAAGTTATATTTATCTACAAAAGGTGAACGAGGTAAAATAACAAATAAAAAAATTAAAGAACTTCTTGATAATGTATTAGTTGTTACAGATGCAGATACAAGAGCAGATATTTTAAATCACTTTACAACAACTTCAAATAGTTTTGATGCTGTAGATCGAGACAAAGAAATTGCAGCTAATGAAAAAGATAGAATATTAAAAGCAGAATTAATAGAAAAAGCTAAAATACAAGGCGCACAAACTGATATTGCTTACGATAAACAACAAGATCATATGTTTGATAGCGCAAGTAAAAATGCAAACCATATTTATTCAGACGATGCTAGTTTAGATGAAACAGCTGCAACATTATATACAGTTTCAACACAATTTGAATCATTACTAGGTCAATATAATAATCGTTTAAATACAGACAGTACGTACTCTACGACAGAAATGAATGCAGATATTAAATTATTAAAGCGTGGTATTTTAGAGCCATATATATTGCAAGCAGCAGGTGATGGTAATGTAGATTATTTACAAAGTGCTATAATAAATAATGATGAATTGTCTCGCAAAAAGTTAACAGGTAAACAATTACTATTAGTTGATACGTTAAGAGAAACTAATATAAATTTAGATAACTCTATTGTTAAAAGTATTTTAGGTTTAACTGATAATCCAACTGAAAAACAAAGATTAAAAGAAAAAGCTGCATTAATTAAAAAAATAGAAACACAAAAAAAACAAACAAAAGAGTTAAATCACATTAGCGAAATTGTAGAGACATTTGTTTCTGGAACAGTTTCAAATGAAGAATTGGTAAATGAATTAAATAGAATAGATTCACTATCTGGAACTACATTCACACCAACACAAGTAGAAACACAAAAGAATAGATTAAGAAATGCTGCTGCATTTGGAGAGTTAGAAAAATTTAGCGGCATTGCAACTGGTGAACGTATGCGTGCAATGACACAATACATAGAGTCAGGCGGCGAAGACACTACAGGTATGTTATCTAGCGATATTAAGGCTGGTGAGTCTATATTAGAAAAATTAACAACAGAAAACATAAGCACAGCAAGGGCAAAATCAAGTAGCCTTGCATCTAGGATATCGCAAAGAGAAGAAAAAGCAGCAGCTTTAGAAAAAGCAAACGAAGTATACAATCAAGTATTAGCAAGTGGTGGTGACTTAAAAATTGTAAGTCACAGAAAAGCAACAGATAAAATATTAGAAGATAAAAATCTTGATGATTTTGTAAACTTTGATTCTTGGCCTGTTGCTAAAAAAGTTGAAGCTTACAGAATTATGAGCCATGTACCGCCAGAAAGTTTAATTGGTAAACTTAAAGATATTATGAATGGGCAAAATGTAGAAAATGCAGATGCATATTTAGATCATTTTATGCGATTAGATAATCATTTAACAGGCGATGGTTTGACTACTAGTAGATTTGGTGGAGTATTGTCTATTGAGCAAAGGGCATTACTAAACGATATAAACCAAATTAGAATTACACAAGGCGGCAATGCACAAGAAATAGCAGCTGTATTAATTGATAGACGCAATGATCCTAAGTCAACACTTGCTATGAAACAAACATTAGGAATTGATGGCGACGACATAAAGACAGTAAAAGATTACGTAGTTGAGCAATTAGATGATATGTTGTTAGCAATGGAACTTACTCCAATGGTTGAGTATATGGCTAGAACTGGTAAATCACGCGAGGAAATAAATAAACAATTAGAGCAAATTGTTGATAAAGAATATCCAGATGTACAATATGTAGCTGACCCAAGATTTCCTAGAGGGAGCATGAAAAAATCAAGATATGGTTTACATGCTGTATTTCCAGATGATGACGAGCGTGAAGAATTTATATCTATAGTAGAGTCACAGTTGCCTAATGGTTATTCTTTGCATGCCGAAGAATTTAAAGGTTCAATAGCTACAGGTGATATACCTATAGAGCAACGAGGATATTTTGACACAACAGATAGTGATACAGCATATAAAACAGGACAGAAAAAACAAGTATATCTTGTACCTGATGATACAGCTGTAGGCATAACTTATTATGCGCATTATATTAATGAGCAACAAGAACTTGTTCCATTAATATACGAACAAGATGGTAACAAAATTTATCCAATGTTCGATAAAGATGAAACTAAACAATTTAGAAAAGAAGCAGCATTAAGGAGAAAAACACAATTAGAAACAGATTTTACTAATGCGCAAAAAAATAATGAAATAATTAAAAAGTCTAATTACTACAGGAATCGAAGGAAGCGTAAAGAATGAAAAATGCTTTTACAGAAATAGCTAAATTCGAGCGTAAAGAAAAAAGATTACCTGCAGAAGATGACCCAACATTTGGTGAAACGCTTGAAGCTTCTTTAAAATACAAATACGCACCGCTTGCTAACTTTGTTACTGAAGGTGTTACGTTTGGTTTTGAGCCTAAAGATATGATGGATACATATGACCCATCACCAGATATACCAGAAAATTTAAAACCATACGCCTCTTCTTTGCTTATGGCAAAGTCACCAGAACATTTATCTTTTAAAGTAAGAAATTTAAAAAAAGCATTAAATACTAACGAAACATTAGCTAAGTCTGGTATAGGTGCGCAACTTGGCGCAGAGTTATTTGATCCTATTAATTATGTATCTATACCATTTAGAATGGCAAAAAGTGGTGGGCAAGCTTTTCTTAAGGGTGGAATAGCTACAGGTACAGTTGTTGCTGGGCAAGAAGCTATAAGGTATCCACTAGATCCTACTGCAAATAAAGAAGAAGTAGCATTAAACTTAGGTGCTTCTTTTTTCTTAGGCGGCGCACTTAAACATGCAACATCTATAAAATCTATAAGAAAAATAAATGCTATAGAAGATGGTAAAAGTGCCATAAATGATATGAAAAAAGCACTTGAAGCAGATGATGTAGAGTTAGACCCTAACATAGCACCAAGTATTTTTACTGACTCATGGGTATATAAAGCAGCAACAACTCCAATGAAAAGAGTTATGACAAATCCTAATGTACCTAATAGCGTTAAATTGCGCACACTAGGTATAGCTAATGATTCTGGCATTCTTTTAGCTGCAAACAAAGAAGGTAAGAAAATTGGTAACTCTGTATTTCAAAATGCAAAATTACATGAAGGCACTTGGGTAAGAACAAACGATGACCTTATAAAAATATGGGGTCAGAGTACAGGTAAGGGTGTTATAAACCCAATGGACTACATGGTAAAACGTGGTGACTATGAAAATTGGCTTGCGTCTGTTGATGCAAAAGCAATGCGTGGTGAAAAACCTGCTACTGATTTTGAAGCTCAAGCAATGGAAAAGCTAAATAAATTTTATGATGATTGGGAAATACAGTTAAGAGACCAGGGATTAATTGGTAGCCAAGGTGATTATACAAAAGTAATTAAATCAAGAGAGAAGCGTTTAAATTTATTAGAAAAACGATTAAAAGGTACAAAAAATCCAGAATATGCAACTACATTAACAGGTCAAATTAATAGGACTACAAGAGAGTTAGACGAAGCAAAAGCAAATTTAGCAGACTTAGAAGGTATGGGTGCAATAAAGCCACCTAATGAAGAAATATTTAGACCACGTTATTTTGACATGGGTAAAATTAGAAATAACAGAGAACAGTTTCAACAAATATTAGGAGATTGGTTTTCTAAAAATCCTGACATTTGGGTTAAACAAGCTGACGGTAAATTTAAAAAAGAAACACTTTCAACTGATCCAAAAGAAATAACTAAACGTGTTAAAGCTGTAGTTAATGGTATGTTAAATGATCCAGATCCACTTAATCCAGATAAAATGTATTATGGTATGGGTAAATCTAAACACTTTAAACATAGAGCATTAGATATACCAAACGCATTAGTGCTTGATTACATGGTTACTAACCCTGTTAGTGTTATGAAAGCTTACACAAAACGTACAGCAGCACGATTAGAATTTTCTAAAAAACATAATGGTGACAGTATAGATGATATACTAGACGATACATTTAATGAAATGATGGATGAAGGTATAGACATTAACACAATACGTTCAGTCCAAAAAGATCAACGCCATTTATATGACAGAGTTGTTGGTACAGTTCTACGCAATCCAGATGCACGCAATCAAACTGCAGCTAAAATTATGCGTGACCTAGCACAGTTAAATTATTTAGGTTCTGCTGGTTTAGCAACAATAACAGAGCCAGCTAAAATAATTATGGAGCATGGACTAGGCCCAACTATGCGTGGATTATTTTCTGTACTAAAAAACAATCAATTAAAATTAGGCGCAAAAGAAGGTCGTATTGCTGGTGAAATATTAGAAATACAAAATGGCTCTAGTCAAATGCGTATGGTTGATGACATTAATAACAATCCATTAAATGTTGAAAAAATGGATAAAGTAAAAGATGCGTTTTATCTTCTTAATGGTTTAAGTGTTATTACTAGAGCATTAAAAGATTTTGATTCTATGGTGCGATGTCACACTTTGATTGATTATTCTGTGCGCTGGACGCAAGGCGCAGCATCTAAAATGGAACAAGAATATCTTTTGCGTTATAATATTGATCTTAAAGATGCACGCAAAATTGCTAATGCTCCTTGGCAAAAAAATGATTCTGGTTTGTATTTAGCGAATACAGAAGCATGGACTAATACTATAGAATTTCCAGCTACAAAAGCAGATATAATTAGTGGGCCAACTAATGCTTATGCTAAAGATGGGCGTTATAGACCAGCATTTTATACAGAAAAAAGTGGCAAAGGTGTTATACATATAGATGAAGAGTACATTGAAAATGTAATGTTTGACCAACGTGGATGGGAAAACCCAAGAGTAAAAGGTGTAAAACCTATACCAAAGGGTATAATTAATACTCCTCAAGATTATGTAGCATTTATTAAAATGCATGAAATTATGCACTCTAATAATTCTGCTAAATCATTAGGCTTTGATAAACGTACTAAAGTTGGTTTAGCTAATTATGAAAATGCTATTAATGATATGGCTATTGAAGCAATAGAAAAACAAGCGCGCATTGAGCCTGAGACAGTACAAACATTTAGAAACGCATTAGGCTCTGGTATAATGAATACTATTCTTATGGGTACACCAGCAGATAAACCAATTATTACTGATGGTATTGTTTATATTCCTATGCGTGTTGCTGGTAAGTTTGGCATGAAAGAAGATGCTGCTTATAAAGGATATGCTAGAATTGAAAATGGATTACTTGGGTTGCCATTCCAGTTTTATAGCTACTCACTAGCAGCAGTAAATAAAACTATGGGTGCATATGCACATGGTCAATTTAAAAATCAGTATATTGGTACAGCAATAGCAATGGGATTAGGCTACATGGCATTGCAAGCTAAAACACCAGATTGGGTTGAGCTTTCATTCCAAGATCAGTTTGCTAGATCTTTAGATTACTCAGGTATAATGCCACTATACTCTGATATGTTTTATACAGCTATGACTACAACGCTAGCAATGGGTGGCTCAAACATAACCGGTGGCGTACTGCAGCCAAAGTTTCCACAAGAAGCAGACACATATGATGCTGTATCTGGAGTAATGGGTGCTGGGCCAAGTATAACTACAGATCTTAGTAGGGCTGTATATGAAATGACTACAGGTGATGTAGGTGAAGGATCTAAAGATTTTATAAGAAACTTACCATATGCAAGGCTTTGGTTTTTAAAAGGCAAAGTAAATGAATTAACTAATATGCTTGAGGGTGAATTAGATGGGCCTAGAGGATTTGGTAGGTTTTAAATTGTGCAAATATTTTGTGCGTTGCGCTTCTATGCAATCAATGGAAAAAAGACTACAGAGGTGACACATGACAATAAACATAGCTAACAATGACCCACGAATAAACTACACAGCAACTGCTGGACAAACTGTGTTTACAGTTCCGTTTGAGTTCTTTGATAACACAGACATAAAAGTTTACATTGAGGGTACACTAAAGACAATTACCACCCATTATACAGTTTCTGGAGGAAATGGCTCTACAGGGACTGTAACTCTGGTTACTGGTGCTACGTTAAATGACGAGGTAACGCTTGTCAGGGACGTTCCTATGGAGCGTACAACTGATTTAACGTCCAGTTACAATGGTTCGTCTATAGATGCGCAGCTAGATCGCATTGTTGCCCAGATTGCAGACCTTGATGATAAGGCTTCACGCACAATACAAATTAATGATTATGAGTTGGCAAGTGGTTTACTCCTCCCTGCACTTGACAGCCGCAAAGGTAAGACTATCCAATTTAACACCAGCACTGGTGCTTTAGAAGTTGGTCCTACTGGCGCGGATTTAACAGCAATCGGATCAGTTACCTCCGAGATTGCTACACTAGCTGGTATCAGCAGTAATATTACTACTGTTGCTGGCGCAAACGCAGCGGTAACTGCTGTTGGTAACTCTATGACAAGCGTAAACGCTATTAATGCTGCGCTTGCTAATGTAAATACAGTAGCTGGTGGTATATCAAACATCAATTTAGTAGGTGGATCTATATCTGATGTTAATGATGTTGCTGATTCTCTTGGTGAAATCTCTGCGGTACAAGCAAAACTTACAAATATTGATACAGTAGCTGTTGCATCTACAAATATAGGTACGGTAGCAGGTTCTATATCGCAGGTTAACAGTGTTGCTTCTAAGATTTCTGACGTTACTGGTGTTAACAGTAACATAGCAGCAATAACTACAGCTAATGCAAACTCTACTAATGTTGATTTAGTAGCTAATAACATAGATGACGTTAATGATATTGGTAATGTAATTACTAAGGTAACAACTGTTGCTGATAATATAGGAAATGTTAATGCAGTTGGGCCAAAAGTATCAGAAGTTTCAACTGTAGCTGCAAACATAAACGCTATAGATGATTTAGCTGTTAATATTACAGCAGTACAAGGCGCAAATGCAGCAGCAACTAGTGCAAGTGCAAGTAAAAATGCAGCAGCAACTAGTGCAGCTAATGCAGCTACAAGCGAAACAAACGCCGCAACAAGTGAAACAAATGCCGCAACAAGTGCAGCGACAGCCACAACAAAAGCATCTGAAGCAGCAGCAAGTTTTGCATCTTTAAGTACAGAAGTTACTGACGCACAAGCAGCAAAGACAGCAGCTGAAACTGCTGAAACAAATGCTTCTGCAAGCGCAACAACTGCATCAAATTCAGCTACAAGTGCCACAACTTCAGCATCCACTGCTACAACTAAGGCATCTGAAGCATCTACTTCAGCTGCAACTGCAACAACAAAAGCATCTGAAGCGGCTACATCTGCAAGTAATGCAAGCGCATCTGAATCTACAGCTACTACAAAAGCAAGTGAAGCAAGTACATCTGCAACTAGTGCAGCAACTTCAGCATCATCAGCGCAAGCATCTAAAGACGCAGCATTAGCAGCATTAGATTCATTTGATGACAGATATTTGGGACAAAAAACCTCGAATCCATCAGTTGATAATGATGGTGACGCATTAGTAGCTGGTGCATTATATTTTAATACTACTGATGATACTATGAAAGTGTATGAAGGTTCTTCTTGGGTAGCTGCTTACGCTTCATTAAGTGGTGCTTTACTACAAGCAAATAACCTTTCAGATTTATCGAATGCATCTTCCGCAAGAACAAACCTTGGGTTAGGCACAGCTGCAACTACAGCAACAACTGCATATGCAACATCTACGCAAGGTACTACTGCTGATAATGCTTTACCAAAAGCTGGTGGAGCTATGACAGGTGCAATCACAACAAATAGTACATTTGATGGCAGGGATGTAGCAACTGATGGAACTAAGTTAGATACTATTGAAACTAACGCTGATGTTACAGATACTACTAATGTAGGTTCTGCGTTAACTGGTTTTACTACAGGTGCTGATGCTACAGGTTCTGATTTAATACCAGTATATGATGTGTCGGCAGGTACATGGGAAAAGCAGACTATTACTAATGCAGCGTTACAAGGGCCAACAGGTGCTACAGGTGCTACAGGTGCTACAGGCCCAGCTGGAGCAGATGGAACTATAGGAGCTGACGGAGCAGATGGTGCTACTGGCCCAGCTGGTGCAACAGGCCCACAAGGCCCGATTGGTAATACAGGGCCACAAGGCGCAACTGGTAATACAGGCCCACAAGGCGCAACTGGTAACACTGGACCTCAAGGAGCAACAGGCCCACAAGGCCCAACTGGATCTCAAGGGCCAACTGGAGCTACAGGGCCACAAGGTTCTACAGGAGCAACAGGAGCAGCAGGTGCTGATGGCGAAGACGGCCTAAAAGGTGGCGGTTCAGATTTAATTTTCTTTGAGAATAGTCAAAATGTTACTACAAATTACACAATATCTAATAATAAAAATGCAATGAGTGCAGGGCCCATAACAATTAACAACGGCATTACTGTTACAATAGGTAATGGCGAAACATGGACGGTGGTATAAATGAGTACAATAAAAGCAAATAATATTTTAGAGGCTACATCTGGTGGTGCTACCTATTTTCTTGCAAAATCGTATAGCACTGTGCATCAAGCAGGTACACAGGCTCTTCGTGATAGCGGAAATATTAGCTCTATTACAGATAACGGAACGGGCAACACTACATTTAATATGTCTAATGCCCAGCCAAACGGATACTACAGTATTTCTACCTATACTGCCATTTTGGGTGGCGGCGGAAACCAGCACCAAACTGGGGTATCAAGAAACAACATCCCTACTACATCCAATTACAGACTAATCAGTTTAAGTAACACATGGCAAAGCGTTGATGGCTGGGTCGGTGCATCTATTTTTAGCTAGTTTTTAGTGAATAAGAATACAAGGTAACAACGTCATGACAAACTATAGAGTAATATACGAAGACCCTGATTATCCAGAAGAAACAGCCATGGTTCTTGTCCCTAGTGATAACTGGTTAGCTGATGCAATGGCAGGGAAGCTACCGCCTATATCTGTTTATTGGGAACTGCAAGATGATGAACAAAAAGCTATTGATGAAGGTAGGCATTCTACATTTCAACATGATCAAGTTAAATGGAAAAAACAGTTTACAGCCCCAAGAATAGGTAAGCTAACTGAAGAAGAAGCTATGGAGTATTTAGTTATGAAAGACATACCAAGACGAGTATGGGCTGTAGAATACAATAGACCCATGTTTAAGATTGTCAAAACAGAACAAGTCCCTAGCAATAGGCAGTTTAGAAACGCATGGGAGATGGTACAATGAGTACAATAAAAGTAGATAATTTACAGACTACAAGCGGTGCTGGTCAATACACATCTAAGGCTTGGGCTTCATGGGATGGGACAGGTACAGTTTCTATATTTTCTTCTGGTAATGTTTCTTCTATTACAGATAACGGTACAGGTCTTTGGACGGCTAACTTCTCCAACAATATGACAAGTACAGGCTATGTTACTGCAATGAATGTTGGTAAAGGTGATGCTTCAGGCGATTTAAATGTAGCCGCACATTACAGGTCAGAAGTTTCAGGCACTGCTAGAAAAACAAATTATGTAAGAATGTGTTCAGCAAACAAATCAAATTATGTTTCGTTTGATCACGGCATAGTGGATTTAACTTTAACTATGTAAAATACATAAGATTAGGAGATAATAAATGGCAAGTACAATAAGAGGAAGCGATAACTTTGATAGTGGGACTGTAGGATCTACCACTTATGGTGATGTTGGTACTTATGGGTTTTTTCTGTGGAATGGTGCAACTCAGAATTTGCCTGGGGCTACTGTATCTGGAAATAATCTTTATCCTGCAAACACATATGATTACAATGGTTCAGCAGGTTGGAAAAACTCAAACCAACCTTCGGGAACTTGGAGATTGATGGGTGAGACAGGTTACTATAACGGCGGTACTGCATTAACCAGAACTGATATGTCCGTCACAGTATTTGTTAGAATATCTTAGGAGTAATAAAAATGAATATAACAGAAGTGCGTAACGCACGATCTCTTAATTCAGAGAACACTTGTTTTGATGTAGAGATTAACCATCCAGAACACGGTTGGATACCTTATACATTAGACCCTGATGATACAGATATGACTGTAGACAACAGTGTATTGCTTGGGCTTATTGGTTCAGACTATGCGGCGTATGTAGCACCTACACAAGCAGAGCTAGATGCAGAACTATCAGCAAGTTTAAGAGCGCAACGTAACCAGAAGTTAGTAGAAGAAGTAGACCCTATAGTAACTAATCCTCTACGTTGGGATGAACTAACAGATGCTAAACAAGCAGAGTGGACACAGTACCGAACTGACTTGCTTAACTTACCAGCCCAAGCTGGGTTTCCTAACACAGTTACTTGGCCTACTAAACCAACATAAGGAATAAATAAATGTCTACACTTATAAAGATAGGCGCAACACAGTATGATAGCGCAAATTATGAAATACCAGCTGAACGTACTTTTCGTAATGGCTGGGAAGCAAACTCAGATACAGGTGTTATATCTGTGAACATGGATAAAGCTAAAGATATTTGGCGTGATAAAATCCGTGAAGCTAGAATAAAGCCATTAGCTGATTTAGATACAGCTTACATGAAGGCTCTTGAGACAGGTGCTAGTACAACTCAGATTATTGCTGACAAGCAAGCATTACGTGACGCACCTGCACTTTCTACAATTAGCGCAGCAACAACAGTGGATGAATTGAAAGCAATACAGCCCATACCCAATATAACTATTGTATAGGAAAATATTTAATGAATAAAAGAACTATATCTTCTGCGCATGACAGGCTTGACGAGCTAGAAAAGCAAGTGGTTGCAATTAAAACAGAAGTTAAGATACAATTCAAAGATCTATTTGGTCGAGTTAAACGTATGGAAAGCATTATGATTGCAGCAACAGGCGCGATATTAACCCTACTCGTTGCGGTACTAATGAAAATGTAAAATGTTACGAACAATATTAATTGGTTTGTTTATCCTTATTGGCAGCAGTCTTGCTGCTGAT